GTTGAGAAGCGACTTTTGTTATTAAACTACAAATTCAATGTCTATTTTGATGATGGTATATTATTCTCTGATTTAGAACTTGGACATTGGTTATGGGAAACAGGATTCTCTAAAGCTGCAATCATTGATACTTACAGTAAAGAAGATGAAGACTATGCTACTCTAAAATTCAAAAGAGTAGTAAAAAAGAAACCCAAAAACAAATAAATAATATTATATATTTAAGGAGGAACCGAAATATGGTTTATTCAAACGTAGTAGGAAAAGAAGCTCTTAGAGCTATTCAGAGTGAAACACTTGCTGTAATTGCAGATGCACTTTTGAAGTCTTTTGGACCCTATGGTTCTAATTCTATTATCGGTAAAGATGGTGCACTTTCTAGATACACTAAGGATGGTCATACTATTCTTTCTCATCTTCAGTTTGTAGACCCAATTGCAAAGGCTGTACACGCTGATATCGAAGAAGAGACACTTGCTCAAGCTAAGAAGGTTGGCGATTCTACAACAAGTATCACACTTCTTTCTTCTGTTATTTTTGATGCTCTTTCTGCTTATGAAAAAGAGCACAATTATAGACCAGCTTCTATTGTAAAGGCTTTCAAGAATGTAGCTGAAATGATTAAGAATAAGATTAAAGAAAATGGTAGAGAAGCCACTATTGAGGATATGTATAATATCACTCTTATTGCTACTAACGGTGATGAGAACCTTGCTAAGATTCTTAATCAAGTATACGAAGCATATGGTCTTGATGTATATATTGATGTCAAGGCATCTATGAATGGTACTACTTATCTTAAGGAAATCAATGGTATGACAATGGAGTGTGGATTCCTTGACCCTACTCTTATTAATGATACTACAAAGAATACAGTAGACATTAAGAATCCTAAGATTTATGCATTCAAGGACCCGATTGATACAGCGGAAATGGGTATGTTCCTGGATGCTATTCTAGTAAAGAATATTCTTAAACCTATCAGTGAAAAGAAGCCTGAGAATGTAGTGTCTACAATTATCATGGCTCCGAGAATCTCTAGAGATTATTCTGCATATATGGATACACTGATGGCTTCTATTGCACAAGCACCTGCAGCAAATCGTGGTATTCTTAATATCATCACTGACATTCAGGGTTGTGATATGGAACAGTTCGAGGATATTTGTGACCTTTGCGGTTGTAAGTATATTAAGAAGTATCTTGACCCTGAAATTCAGAAGAAGGATATTGAATCTGGTCTTGCTCCTACACCAGATAATATTGAGACTTTTGCTGGTGAAGCAGAACTTGTATCTTCTGATGCATATAAGACTACTTTTGTAAATCCTAAGAAGATGTTTAACTCTGTTGGTAAGCATTCAGAACTTTTCAATCAGAGAACAGATTATCTTCAGAAGCAGATTGAAAAGCTAACCGTAGAAGGTAATACTACTACAGAAATCTATACTCTTAAGAAGAGACTCAATTCTCTTAAGGGTAAGATGGTTGAAATCTATATCGGTGGTGTTACTATTGCGGACCGTGATGCAGAACGTGACCTTCTCGAAGATGCAGTACTTAACTGTCGTAGTGCGGCAATTAACGGTGTAGGATATGCAGCAAACTTCGAGGGTTATAGAGCGGCACTGTCTGTAACAGAAGATGAACTTACTGGTATTGAAGCTGATATCGCAGATATTCTAGTTAATCAGTATTATCAAATCGTATATGCTCTATATGATAGTGTGGGAAAAGAGGAGATTGATAATCCTCATGAGATTATTAAACAATGTATCATTCACGGTTGTCCTTACAATATTACTACTGGTAAGTATGATTATAAGGTTCTCACAAGTATTGATACAGACATCTGCATCATTGATACTATCTCTAAGATTATCACTATCATGGTAACCGCAAATCAGTTCATTCTTCCTACAATCAATATGAATAATTATTAATAATACAAAAAAGAACGAGCTCTTAATTGAGCTCGTTCTTTTCCAACTACTAATGACTTAAGTCATCTAGTTGGTTATATTCAATTTTCAAGATGCTTGGAGATATGGCTTAGTTGCAGAAATAGTTAATTGTCTGCAGAGCCTCCCAGAACTGTACAAAGTCGTATTCATCCTTCTCAATAGCTTCATAGAAAAGCTCAAAGGCTTTCTTTTCTACAGCGTCGCCAAGAGGTCTTGCAAGTTTGATGATTGCACTGCGATATGCGTAATCCGCATTCACAGTATTTGCAAGCTCGGAAACACAACGGAAGAATGTATTTCCATGTGATTTCGCATAACGTACGAGCCCCAAAAAATCCTCTCCAGAACAACGGCAGAGGAAGTTAACAGTGTCAAAATCACTATTGTCAACTTTATAAGCGGTCTGGGTCGGGTCACCCTTGTTCTCACAATTCTTATTCTGCGGTGCTTCTTTGGGTTCTTCTTCATCATCAAGATTGTTAAGGGCAGTTACTTTTGTAACGCCGTTTACAATCATTTTATTTCTGTTGAGGTCAATGTTTACGATTTCTTTCTCGTCTACTACAACTTTGATTTCAGTCATTTTAATGACTCCTTTGAATAATAATTTGCTCTCTAGGAGCATAGATAAACTGCGCTAGTTTTAAGGGCTATTCTAGCAACCCAAAGCTTGCAAAGCTTCTTGGATAATCCCGCAGGTTCGTTTGTAGTATGCCGTCGCCAGGCACTACGGGAGTCCGCTAAGAGATAATATTTGAGTGGTCGATAGTGACGGCTATCGATTTATTATTATCTCTTATTCACTTATATTATATATATACAAAATATTAAACTTTTACAATCTCGTTATCTTTGATTTCCAGAACATTGAAATAATACTATGAAAGGAGGACTGTTATGGCTTCAGCAAGAAAGTATAAGTGTCCATTTTGTAGTAAATCTTTTGAAAGACCTAAGTTAGCTAGTCATATTGATAAGTATCATGATGACATGTTAAATCCTGATAAAGGATATACTGCAAATAGAATTGTATTTGACATTTGTAATAAGAAAGAACCTATTGGTGCTGGGCAGGGAGTATGTCGCATTTGTAAGAAACCTACAGAATGGGACGAAGACTCTGTACGTTATAAATCTTATTGCTCTGAAAAATGTAAGCAACAAGCTAGAGAAAATTATAAGAATAATATGCTAAGAGTATATGGTAAAACTACTTTACTTGATGATATGGAATGGCAAGAAACTAAGATGCTTGCTAATCGTTCTATCTCTGGTAAATATCGCTGGTCTGATGGAACATACAAAACTTACGTAGGAAGTTATGAAAAGAAGTTCCTAGAGTTTTGTGATAATGTATTAGGTATTAAGTCTGAAGACTTATTAACTCCTGGACCTACTATCTATTATGAATATGATGGAGAAGAACATACTTGGATTACTGATGCGATTTATCTACCATATAATCTTGTATTCGATATTAAAGATGGTGGAGATAATAAGAACAATCGTGAAATGCCAGAATATAGAGCAAAGCAATTAGAAAAGGAGAAGTTTATTACAGACCAAGGTGAGTATAATTATATTAGACTTACTAATAATGAGTTTGTTCAACTTCTTACAATCTTTGCTGAGCTTAAAGAAAATTATATGGATAGTACAGAACCTAAGACTATCTCTAGAGTTCATGAGCATATGGGTCCCGCAGGTCCAGGTGGTATGCCAGCTGTAGGGACTGATACAAATCCTAGTGTATTTATTACCAATTATATGAATAAGAATACATTCGAATCTGGATTTGCTATTTCTAATGACGTTACTTCAGAGTACATGATTGCTAGGGATAAGAAATCTGGTAAGCTTAAGAAAGTAAAGTCTAAAGATTTACTAGAAGATTGTGAATGTGAAACTTATAAGTATATTGGTGATGATATTTCTAATATTCTTAAAGAACTGTATTCTGTATATAAAGCTGAAGAATATGTAGATTATCATTATCTGCCTTGTCTTGTTACAGAGTTTACAGAAATTCTATCAGACGACCAATTAGAATGTAGTGAATTATTAGAAGTAGTGAATTGGGAACAGATTCATGAGAACTTTAATAGTTCTTTAGCTACATTACAGTTCCAATCTGAAGCAATATTAGAAGGCACTAAGCCTGTAGTATTTAATGTATTAGACCCAGTTAAGTATGAGTATAAGAAAAAGCTCTTGAGAGAATATGAAGACTTGACTATTTTACAGAGCTTAAACGGAAAATACTTTGGGTATAATAAACTCACTTGTAAAAGAACTAAAGGAGTAGATAGCATATATGATATAACTGAATGTATGCTTAACTCTATATCTACTAACTCACAATAAGGAGGAAATAATCATGAGTATGTTTAATGAGAGAGTATTTAATATTCTTCTTGAATCTGGCAAGTGTAGTAATAAAAGCACTTCTAAGGAAGAGTGTGGTAACGAGTGTGCTGATTTCCAAGACACTATTGGTAATGGTTATAACTTCTCTGATGTTATTGTACCATCTAGTGTAAAGATGAATAAAGATACTATTCCAGTTTGTCAGGTTTCTAAAAAAGAATGTGGTGCAGAGTGTAAAGAGTGTGGCGATAACTGCAATGAATCTGCATACTTTATCGACGGTAGAATGCTTGACATTTATATGGATGACAATGGTATTAATGATGATGCTCAGGCAGTATATGATATCTGTGAGCATTACGGTATTAACGTAGATGATGTTTATGTAGTTGTAGAATGCGATGAAGTAAACAAGGGTCTTATTGACCATGCTAAAACATATGTAGATTGTGGTCTGCTTCGTAGATGTCATGACCAGATTCGTAATTGTATTAATGCAGGTATTAAGGTAGCTAAACGTTCTTAACATATGAGAGAGGGTAGGTTGATTCCTACCCTCTCTTTAACTTCCTTATAATATATTATAATGGAGGTGTTCTAATGAGTAGAACATATAGACATCGTAAAAAGAAGAATTATAATAATTCTAAAAAGAGTACTGCACCTGTTAGTTATAATGTGTCACAAGACCTTACTAAAAATAAGTCTCCTGAAGTTAAAAGAGATACTTCTGGTAATATTATATATTCTTCTCAATATATAGGTGATGAAAAATTTGAATATTGGGTAGAATATAACTCTAATAAACAACCTATCCATTATCATGATACTAGAGGCGGAGAATGGTGGGTTAAATATAATTCTAAAGGAAATATCTCTAACTTCTGGGATAATACTGGATATGAAATAGCATATAATTACTATAAAAATGATATAGTAATTAGTACAGATTCTTATGGCGTTCAGATTAAAAAAGTTATAGACAGAGAGCGTTGTAAGATTACACGTGATGTATTCTTAAATACACAATAAATTATATATTATTTTAGTGTAAGCAAGACTTACAAAATATATTTTGAAAGGAACGATATATATGCCAAACTGGTGTAACAACTTTATCACATTCTGGAGCGATGGAACTCCAGAAGGAAACTGTGCTTTAGCAGACTTGCATAATAAAATGGAACAAGTCTCTAAACTTATGCAACAAATCTGTCCCGAAAACAGAGATTTATGGGAGGTGTATTTAGCTAAGTACGGATATGGTGTCGATATTTCGTGTTATCAACGTGGCTATATCTATTGGATAAGCGATATAGTCAATGAAGAAGAATTTAGCATCGAGTGTAATGATGCTTGGTCTCCAAATATTCAATTCTGGCAAGCTTTACTCTGTTACTTCTATCAGAATAGAGTATCATTTACGTTTCAAGCATCTGAACCTGGTATGCAAATATATGAAACTAACGACTCTGGTATTTTACCGAGGTATAGTATCGGTATATGTGCAGACGGTGTAGATGAATTATTGGTTTTCGATAAACTTTGGAATTGGGATAATCCATTGTTTCCGAGAATTGATAACGATATGGTAAGTAACGCTCAGGGACAATGGGTAAAATATCCTTGTTCAGATTTTGATGAGAATGGTAATTGTGAATATTATGATAGATGGATTGGACCAAGTGTTTGTTACTATAATGAATTCGAAGGTGATGAAGACGAAGTAATAAGTGAAACAGAAGAACTCATTACACATCAACAATTCGAAACAATTGATGATGTCGCAGCAATTCCTGGAATTAGTGTTAATGAATGGCAATACGTTGACACTGATATTGTTATTGAACAGGAAGAACTTTGTGACAAAATTTGTTCAAAGATTGGAAATAGAGATACTATGACACCATATGGTAAAGTATCTCCAATCTATGATAACTTTACAACTTTCTTAGGAGGTGAGGAAAATGCCTAATTGGGCTGTAACAAATATTCGTTTTAGTAGTGATAATACTCAAGCAAGTATTAATGCTGTTACGGATTTATATAATAGAATTCGTAAAGTACAAGATATAACGTTTAGCTATATTATCACTCCACAGATGAAGTCATTTTACAAATCTAGTCAAAACTGTGAAATATCTTTATATTCTTTGCATACTTTAGGATTTGGAATTGATTTTCATAATGTTTATAGAGGAAATATTGTAAAGATTTCACAAATTTACTATCATGATAATCACACAATTGATTTCCAGATAGAAACACTTGATGCTTGGGAATCAAATGTAGATATGTTCTTAAATATAGCAAGTCAATTTTATAATAATCTTATAAAGGTTGATTTTGTAACAGGTTTATCTGAATATGAAGAAGTAGGAGAATATATAACTAATTCAAATGAATTTGCAGGTAGAAGTAACGTTAATCTTTATCTTGAAGGATTAGATAATGTACTAAAATACAAAGAATTATGGGACTATTCTAATCCGTTATTTCCATCATTAATTGATACTACAGGAATTGACAATGCTAACGGATATTGGTATACTTCTGGAAAAAGAAGTTTAGATGGAAAAGCGAATTTGACTGGTGAATATTTTCCACCTTGTTTATCTTATAGAGGAAGTTTAAATTACAATGATGTAAAAGAAATTCCAAACAGTATTATTAATATATACGAAGAATGCAGACAATCTACTAATTATAATCCTGAATTATTCTGTGATATTAATACTGTTGAATACGTTGACCCAGCAGATAGATTTGATACCTGGGTCGATGCTGAGCCAATCTATGATAATTTTACAACATTTTTAGGAGGTGACTCTAATGAGTAATCTTAGAGTATCAGGAATCATGAAAGATTCTATCGTTGACGGTCCTGGACTTAGATATGTAGTCTTTGTACAGGGTTGTTATCATAAGTGTGAAGGTTGTCACAACCCTCAGACACATGACCCTCAGAGTGGTATTACTATGGATACAGATAAAATCTATGAAGAGTTTATCAGTAATATCACTTATTCTGGTATTACCTTCTCTGGCGGTGAACCTTTCCTTCAAGCAGATGCGCTGGCAGATTTAGCTATTAAGATTAAACATTCTGGATTTAATGAACTTGATATTATCTGTTATACAGGATATACCTATGAACAGATTAAGAAAGGTATTGATGAAGGAATCATGTCTTATATGAGACTTCTTTATAACATTGACTATCTCATTGATGGTAAGTTTGAAAAAGATAAAGCCTCACTTGACTGTAAGTGGAGAGGTTCTACTAATCAGCGTATCATTGATGTGAGAGCATCTTTAAGAGAAGGTAAAGTTATAGAGGTAGAACTCTAATATAAAAAAGAAACAGGACTCTCGTGTCCTGTTTCTTTTTAGTGTTGAACTTTATTATAATATGTAAAGGAGGTAGTTGGTATGGCTACAAATATTGTTAAAGAAGATAATTTGCTCAGAGTTAAACATCATACTACTACATTAGTATATGATGAAACAAGAAAAGACGACCTATTATCTAAGACAGATTTAGACCTTGTAGTAGTATTTAAAGATAAAGATGGAGAATATCCCACAGGTAAGATTGTAGTAAGTAATGAATTTGTTACTAAGTATAACTATAAGTATGTAACAGATGATATTGGTAATGTATTATCTTGTACTATTACTAAGACTGTATCTAAGAATGGTCAATCCACTGACTTTGAAAAGACTAGTACGGCGTCTTTCTATGATGATAAAGGTAGAGTAATTAAGAAAGAGTACTACACTCGTGACGGTATTATGTATAACCGTGAACAGTTCTGGTATTGGGAAACTGGTAAACTTAAGACAAAAAAAGTTAAGTCTACTCATATAATCGAAACTACAGAATACAATCATGATGGTAATGTAGTACTTGTATGGGCTAAAACAATTGCAAGTAAGTGTATTTCTAAAAAGTATTCTGCTACTTATAATGAAAAAGGTGAGATTGTTCATTATGTAGAGCATGGTAAAGGGTATGAGTGTTTTGTAGAAAGAGACCTCGACCATGATGGTAATCTCTTATCTATTACTGAAATCTTTAAGCATCTTAGTGATAGAAAGATATTTGCTAAGACTACAAAAGTCTATGACCCTAATGCTGGATATAAGCTTTCTAGAGTTATCAAAAATGGTTTTGTTGTAGACCAGTATTGGTATGACTTAGAAGGACAAGTAATTAAGAACGTTAAGAGTGAGAAAGATAATGACGTAATTACTACAATTATTGAAAGAAGCACTGATGCTGAGACTGGTGAAAAGACAGTCGAAAAACATAGCTACTTTGTAGATAAGTGTGGTAAACAACGTAGTAAGTATATTAAAGAAGTATATGATGAGAACAATAATCTTCTCACATTTGCAGAAGATAATTCTAAGGTTACCACATATACTTATAACGAAGATGGTAAACGTGAAACTGCAATTACTAAACAGCTTATTGATGAAGAGTTTGTAGTAATTGATAGTATTACTTATACTTATTCTACAGATGAAGAAACTGGTGAAGAAAAGAAGACTCGTGTAGAAGAGCGTTATGATGCTAAAGAGAATATCACTCATAAGCAGACTCATACAGAATCTATTACAGATACTAAGAAAGAGTATACTGTAGAGAATAGAGTATATGAAGTTCCTGAATCTGATGATAGCAATACTAATCCATAACTCATAAAGAATAACGGGGTGTATAATGCACCCCGTTTATTTATTGTCTTAAAACATAAGTCCGAATTGACGCTGGCATAATTTAGCATTATAGTATGAATATACAACTCCCATAAATGCTCTATAACAGTTCTCAATGAATTCGTATTCATCTGGATTACTGAATGTCAATGGATACTCTCTGAAGTTTGGTTCTTCTTTATCAAACTGAAGAATTAAGCAACCTTCAAGATTGATATTCTTTTTTATATAGATTAGATATCTATACGCTGCTAATTGCATAAAGTATTTATATCCTACATGATTAGATGTCTTAAAGTCTACCATATATGGTTTATCGTCAATACTGATGAGTAAATCATATGTTCCTGCAAAGAACTCACCTACCATAGGTTCTTCTTGACCTAGGATTCTTACTCTATGACAATTATTAATTCCTACCCACCATTTCTTAAATGCTTCTAAGCATACGTTAGGATGTTCTACTTTCTTTCCCTTTAGATACATCTCAATAGACTCATGTACCATAGTACCAAACTCAGCAGCTTTCATAGCAACTTCTCTATTATCTAATCCTTGTCTACCAATTCTATTAGCCCATCCAATAAGACCTTCTGAATCAATAAAAGATAATAGTTCTGTTACACTTGGAACACCTCTACCATTGTACGTATATCTAGCTTTTCTCTTATTAAAGACTGTTAAATCATTAAGCAATAATTCTGGGTCTAACATAGTAAGAATCTACTCCCTTCATTACAATAATTTAATAGTAAGTTGAAACATATATTATTTATGTAATGAAGAGACTTACTCTCAAAATTTAAATGAAAGAAGGAATCGGCGTGGAAATGAATGACCCTCGTATGGAAAATCTTCGTAGGGCAGCTGGAGTAACTAGACAGCAAAGTCAAGCTATCATGAATCAGCTTAACTCTATGAATGATGATGAAGTTAATTTGTTATTAAACGAAAATGAAGAACTGAGAGACTTCATCTCAGTAGATGCAGACAAGAATAATAGTGGCATTGTTGTTAATTATACAAATCAGCCACAAAACGGAAACACAAATCAGATTACATTCCAAGCACCATGGGAAGGTAATCTATCTGCAGGAGGAGCGATGTCTCCTCAAACAATGAACCTGTTCCAATCGAATGGTTTATTCGGAAACATTTGGAATTGGGGACAGACAGATAAAAGAGTCCAGGTATATAATCAGCATCCTGGAATGAGACTATATAATATCAATCCTTATCAGTTCTTAGATGAGAATGATTTGATTGATTATTATAATGCACTTGAACAGCAGAGAGAAAAAGATGAAAATCTTAAATATGTATTCTGTAAACTTGGAGCTAGAGAAGACGGTTCTAATGAAGCTCTTGAATGGGCAGAGCAGTTCAAGTTTAAACCTGCTGATGATATTGTGAAAGAACAATATGAAGCAAGACAGAGAGCAGAAGAAGAAAGAAGAAAAGAACTCTATGGAGAAGATGGTACTAGAACAGTATACAATGTTTATGATGCTAACGGTTATCGTCTTCAGAGAGCTTGTGCTTTCAAGGTTGTAAATCTTACAACAGGTGAAGTTGTAAAGGAAGTAAAGTATCGTAAAGATGAAAATGGTCAGTCTTATGAGATTCATTCTATGACAGAAGACCGTAAACTTGCATATGAAATTCAACAGCTTCATGCAGCATTCTATCAGGATGCGAGATTTAAAGAAGTATTTAGAAGACTCTTTAATCAGGATTACTTTGGTAATATTGCTAAGTGGGAGGGTTGGAAACAAGCAGGTCTTACCAAAGCTCAGATGTATACTCTGTATGAAGACGAAAGAGTAGATTGGAAGAAGCATGAGAAGCTTATTAATAGAGCTCTTATGGCAGCATCATATTCTAGAGAGAAGTTTAATGATATCCTCAGAAAGTGTTGTCATTGTGAGTTAGATTATGCTAATAAGTCAAACTTCTTTAGTCTGTCTTACGACTTTGAAAGAGATTTGCATTATAAGAGACTTACTTCTACACCTGAAGAAATGCAGAATGACCCAATGGTACATTCTAAACTTCAACAGGAATATGAAATCAAACGTAAGTTGTTTATGGATAAAGTAAATAGTGGTAACTTGGGATGTAATATGATGATGGATGCAAACTATCATCCTACTTTCCCGAAGCCGAATATCGAACAGCTTACACTTGAGGATTTTAACAAGCCTGAGAATCAAGTAATGTATACTCAGATTGTTACACCCGAAATCGCAACTCCAAATATGTTCATTCCAGATAACAAGTCTAATGATAAGCCATTGTCAAGAGAGGAGATACTTGCAATGAATGGCGTTAAACTGGATGCAAATGGACAGGTTATACCACAACAACGTACCATTGGTTATATGACTGTAGATGATGATACAGGTCAGGTTATATCTCAGCAAGAGTTTGATGTAGCAGTCGGGAATCAAGGTAACTCTGCAAATAATGATATGACAGATGAAGAATTAATCAATGCTGGTTTCTAAGGTGGTGTAATTATGAAAATCAATCCTAATCTTGTAGATATTTATAAGAAAGATACAATCAAGATTTCAAAACTACAAGAAGAATATATTAAGTGGTATGATAGTCTACAAACTAGATATCCACTATCTTATTATTTAACTAATCAGGATATAGCTTATCTTTATAGATGCGCAATGTCACCAGCATTAAACTGTAATGTTAAAGAGAAGTATCATCTTATTGGTGAACTAATGAGAAATAGAGGCTTTGAGTTAATCGGTGGTGGTACTAACCGAAGAGCTTATAGATGTACATTTGAAGATTTGGTTATTAAGGTTGCTACAGACCAAGTAGGTTTTACAAGTAATCTAAGAGAATTTCCAAATCAAAATGTAATCAAGCCTTTCTGTACTAAAATCTTTGGTACAGATTATAATGGCGTAGTATCAATGTCAGAACAATTCATTCCATTCAAAACTGTAGAAGAGTTCCAGAAGTATGGTCAAGATATATTTGATATCTTATATTTCAAACTCAGAAACAATGATATCGGTATGGAAGATGTTGGTACTCGCTCATTTAAAAACTGGGGACTTCGTAACGGGTTTGGACCTGGAATGTTAGATTTCCCTACAATGTATGTATTAGACCCTACAAAGAGATTCTGTCGTAATATCGTCAATGGTCAGATGTGCGGTGGTACGTTAGATTATGATGAAGGGTTTAATGTAATTGTTTGTAGCGAGTGTGGTAGAACACATTTCGTTAGAACACTTGCAAAGAAAGATGGAGAAGATATCTCCAAACTATTACAAGCTGTTGGTTACCAACAAAGAAAAAGTGAAAAGGAGTCATTTAGTATGAAAATCAAACTTGTAAATCTTGAAACTGGTGAAGTTGAATCTATTAGAGAAGTAGGCGGCAAGTCTAACTTCGTAGACCCTAATAGAAGAAAGAGACCCAAGCAGGTCATTAATCTTAATGAACCTCAGAAAAACACAAAGAAGAAAAAAGAAATCAAGTTCAAGGATGTAATTGTAGGTACGCTTAATAATGAAACTGGCGAAATTGAAGATGGGGTTACTCTTAAGGTTAAGCCTGAATTCATTTTCAATAAACCTGAAATTACAACTGAGAAGAAGCCTTATATCAGTAGCTATTTCGTTGCAGATGATGAGATTGAGGAGCTTATTGACAATGATAAGAAGCACTCTGTAGAAGAGGTTATCAATACGTTTGATAAACTTATTGTAGATACCACTATGAATTATGAAGGTAATAACGACCCTAATAATGTCATGGATATTATTGATGTCATAAACAATAATATCAAAGGCATCACTCATATTCCTAGAGAGAAGGTAGAGAGTATGTTTAAAGAACTGTCTGTAGCAACTCTCGACCTTAATTATTATGAGGCTACCTCTATAAGCGATGATACAATCATGGTATCTGATAATACAATGATTTCACGTCTTGTACAGAGAATTATCAGAAATCCAGAAGATAACTTTACAGCATTTGAGCATCTCATTAATACTGTAAAGAATTCTGCTGCGTTCTTTGAGAGTGTAATTGGGTTCTTCAAGACAGTATTAGAGCATTTTAGTTATGATATTGAGGAGAAGGTCGGCGGGGAAGATTATCATTATATGTATAAGGATGTCTTTAATATTGCTAGAAAGACAATCGCATATGTATTTGATGATTTTCTCTACAATATCATGCTTAATGGTGTTTCTAATTCGTTCAGTGGTTGTCTTGTCTATAATAGAAACAATGCTTTTGTTAAGCTTAGAGATTGTCTGAAGGAAATGTCTGAAGCATTTAATAATGCTGAGAAGGCTTCTGAGTCTACCGATAAGACTGCATCTGTTCAGCTTTATAGACGTAATGATTATGCCGAACTTTATTGTTTCTTTACAGAGGAAGATGATGATAATGATAACGAAACTAAACTGGATGCATCAAATAATACTGAAGAGAACACGACTTACTCTAGCGAAGATAATGAAGATATCTCCGAAGAAGTATCAACCGAAGATAACAAAACAGATGAAGAAACTACGACAAAAGGAAACTCAACTGTTCAAGAAGAGATTCCAAACGTGGCAGAAAAGGAAGAAACTGAAGAAAAGATTTTTGAGAAGGATGCATTTGAGAATGCAGATAGAACAATGGAAAACATTATGGACAATGTATCTATCTTTGAGTCTTCTGATGACACTTCTTCAGATAATGAATCTGTTATTACAGTAAGGCGGAAAGTTGAACCTACGCCTATTATCACAGCTGGAATGTTTGAAAGCTATAACAAAATGTCTAGAAAACAGAGAAGAAAGTTTGAGAAAGATAATAGAAAGAAGCGTAAGTAATCGTAATCATGTAAGTTGAGGTGAGTTTTACACTTACCTCAACTTACCAATAATAATATAAAAGGAGGAATTTCCATGATTGGAAATATTTCAATTGCTACTAATTTTAATGAACTGAATTTTATCATTCAAACAAGACTGAATACAAAAGTGCGTTCGTATAGAAGTAATGGTATGAATGAACCTAAATGTAAAGTTATTGTTGTAGATGATTTTTGTCCCAATGATGACAGAGATTATGTATGTGCTTCTATCTTACTTCCCGATAGTAAGTCTATGGAGTGTCTAATTGACGGTAACTATGCTCAGTTTGATTATTTTTATAATATGAAACTGATGAATGACCCAGATATCAAAGAGTATCTTGCTGTTATTATTACTGGATTGATGGAAAGATGTTATGATTATATCTTCTATTTTGATTTTCAGAATAACACAAATATGCAACCTATTGCACAGTCTTTGATTAACTTCTTAGATAGAAATCTTGGGTTACTGTTTTATGATGCAGCTTGTATTCAACAGAATCCAGAGGTATTGTTTATCAATCTATG